TTGATTTATTTCTTGGTAGTGGTTCAACATTAATAGCTTGTGAAAAAACAAATAGAATATGTTATGGAATGGAATTAGATACTAAATACTGTGATGTAATTATAGAAAGATGGGAACAGTTCACAGGACAAAAGGCAACTAAATTATAATAGATTAAATAATACAAATGGGACACAATAAAAAAGAGAAACTATTACAAGCGTTAAAAGAAACGCAAGGACTAATTTATCATGCTTGTAAAAAGGCAGGTAATATAAGTAGAAGTACATACTATAGATACTTAAAAGAAGATGAAGAATTTGCTAAAGCAGTAAAAGAAATTCAAGAAGCTCAAATAGATTATGTTGAGGGTGAATTAATTAAGAATATAGCTAGAGGAAAAGAAACAAGTATTATCTTCTATTTAAAGTCTAAAGCTAAAGATAGAGGTTATACAGACAAATCGTTACTAGATATTACAAGTGGTGGTAAGTCTATTACGGATATTAAAATTGAAGTTATTGACACAGGCAAAGATTAAAACAACGAATGTATTTAACAAGGCGTATAGGTCTAAAAGTAGAATAACTTGTTTGCAAGGGGGCACAAGGAGTTCAAAGACCTATTCGCTTTGTCAATTGTTTATTGTAAAATGTTTAGAAGATACAGGCAGGACTTTTACAATAGTTAGAAAAACATTACCTGCATTAAAGGGTACTGCATATAGAGATGTATTAAACATCTTAAAAGAGATGGAGTTATACTCAGAAGAAAACCACAACAAATCCGAACTATCATATTTACTTAATGGTAATTTAATTGAATTTATTTCAGTTGACCAACCACAAAAAATAAGAGGGCGAAAGCGTAATTATTTATGGCTCAATGAAGCAAATGAATTAACTTATGAAGATTGGACACAATTAATTCTAAGGACAACAGAACAAATATATTTAGACTATAATCCATCAGACCCGTATTCATGGATATATGAAAAGGTACAAACTAGAGATGATTGCACCTTTATAAAATCAACATATAAAGCTAATCCTTTTTTAGATGAAGATACTATTGCAGAAATAGAAAGACTAAAAGATATAGACCCTGATTATTGGCGTGTTTATGGATTAGGTGAAATTGGCTCTATACAAACAATGATATTCAGGAACTTTAATTTAGTTGATGATGTGCAAGGGCGTTTGATTGGTTATGGTTTAGATTTTGGATTCACGAATTCACCAACGGCATTAGTAGAAGTAAGACAATTAGATGATAACCTATATATTAAAGAGCTGCTATATGAAAAGAGATTAACAAATACAGACCTTGCAAATAAACTTAAAGAATTTGGTATTGATAGACAAACAGAAATAATTGGAGATTCAGCAGAGCCAAAGTCAATAGAAGAAATATATAGACAAGGTTTTAACATTAAACCTGCTAAAAAAGGTGCAGGTATTCACTTAGGACTTGATATTATGAGGCGTTATAAACTACATATTACAAAAGATAGTCTAAACGCAATAAAAGAGTTTAGAGGTTACAAATGGTCTACAGATAAAAATGGTGATGTATTAAACACGCCTGTAAAAGTCAATGACCACTTAATAGATGCAACTAGATATTTATGCTTAAATAAATTATCTGTTAATCACTCAGGCAAATACTATATATTATGAAACTATATAATGGTGATTGTTTAGAAGTTATGAAATTGATACCTGATAATAGTGTTGATTGCATAATAACAGACCCACCTTACAAAGTGATAAGTGGAGGGCAAACTAAGACTGCAAACGCTTTTTATAAAGGTAAATGGAAAAACAACGGTAAAATATTTAAACACAATGAAGTTGATTTTAACGAAAATTTTATGGGTGAAATGTTTAGGGTTATGAAAGAACAAAGCCATATATATTTTTTTACCAACTTTTTGAACCTAAATAAGTTTTTAACATTATTTGAGAAAAGCGAGTTTTATATACATAATCTTTTAGTTTGGGAAAAAAAGCCAGTTGTAAATAGATGGTATTTAAAAAATGCTGAATATGTGATTTTCGCAAAGAAAGGTAAAGCAAAAAGCATAAATAATAAAGGAAGCAAAACAGTACATAAATTTGACGTGCCTAAAAATAAAACACACCCAACACAAAAACCTATTGACTTAATAGAGTACTATATTAAAAATAGTACTAATGAAAACGACACTGTTTTAGATATGTTTATGGGAAGCGGAACAACAGGTGTTGCTTGTTGTAATACTAACAGAGATTTTATTGGTATTGAGTTAGATAAACACTATTTTAAAATAGCAGAACAAAGAATTAAAAACGAATTATAAACTTTTATATTTATTAGTAATGAAAGAGGTAAAATTAACTATACCAGATAATTGGTCTGATATAACAATAGAAACGTATCAGAAATATGTTAAAATACAAGAGGGCAAAGGAAGTGAGAAAAACAAGGTTGTAAAGAGTTTAGCGTTATTATGTAACACTACACCCTTTGTTGTAAAGAAAATGGATTACAAGGACTTATTAGAGATAATGAGCATAATTAAAACCATGATTGATACAGAGCCAAAAGATGAAGAATTTAGAAAAACATTTGTGTTTAAAAAAGAAGAATATGGTTTTGTACCTAATTTGAGTAAATTAAGCACAGGAGAATATATAGACTTAGAAACTTATTGCAAAGAACCTATTGAGAATCTACATATTATTATGTCGATACTTTATAGAAAGATTACTTTTAAAAGGAATGAAAGATATGCTATTGAAAATTATGATCCTGATGAGTTCAAAGAGGAACTATTTAAGGATTGTCCGATGGATATAGCTCTTAGCAGTTTAGGTTTTTTTTTGACTTTAGGAAGCGTATTAGCGAAGACTTCGCAACGCTTTTTACAAGTACAGGAAATGAAACCACAAAAGCAGTAACAATGCAATCAAAGTGGGGATGGTACAATATCATCTATTCTTTGTCTAATAGTATTTTAGATATTGAAAAGATTACTAGAATACCAATTTTAGAAGTATTAACATATCTTGCATATAGTCAAGATTATAATAATAAGAAAAGAAATAATTATGAAAACTTTTAATAATGCAGTTGATTTTTTTTCCACTATTGCAGAAAAACATCATGAAATAAATTTTTTTCACTGTGGAGAATTAGATGAAGTAGATATTAGAAAACTTGGTGCAACTGATTATGTTATATTATATTTAGAACCATCAAATGCAGTAATTGATTCAGGTTACATGACTTATTCTTTCAATTTATATATCTTAGATAAAATTAATGAAACTACCGAAAATATAAAACCTGCTTCACCTGTTGGTCAATATGCAGCTGAAAACAAATTACTTAGTCGACCACTGCAAGGGCGTATTAATGCGTATTCAGAAAACCTATTAATTCTTAAAGATGTAATTGCAGAATTTAAACAAAATTTAAATAGTGCATCTTGGGTAGATGATGAAGTATATTTAGAACTCCCAATAACAGCAGAACCTTTTACTGCAAGGTTTAATAATTTATTGACAGGATGGGTTGCACCAATAACTTTTCAAGTTAATAATAAAAACAATTTATGTATCGCACCAATTACTGCTAATAGCTAATGGAATTTACAAACACAATACAAGCATTACAAAAATTAGGTTCTAATGTAGTAACTGAGGGTAAGTCTATTCTTAAAAAGAAGAAAAAAACCACAAGTGGAAATACACTCTATAATGAGTTTGATTATATGGTAACTGCATCAAAAGATTCTGTTACATTAGAATTTGAATTTGGAAATGCTGATGATTATTGGATGTTTGTTGATGAGGGTGTGCGAGGTGCAGGTGGTTATAAAGGAAGTGGAAAAATGCGTGGTCAAGGTAGCCCGTTTAAGTATAGTACAAAAATGCCCCCTAGAAGATTCATTGACCAATGGATAGTTAGAAAACCATTAAGAGCTGCTAGAGATAAACAAGGGCGTTTTATAAAAAGAAAGAGTTTAGCATATTTAATACAACGTGCTATTTATCAAAGGGGGTTAGAAAGAACACAATTTTTTTCTAGACCTTTTACACAACAATTAAAAAAACAAACAGATAAAATTACAGAAGCATTTGCTAATGATATAGAAGCTATGCTAGAACAAACATTAAAAGATTAAATTATGGCGTTATCTTGGAAGCAATATCCTGTTGAGGAATCAGACAAAGTACCTGTATTAACTAATTGGACACCACTAATAGGATGGATGCTACATCAAGATAGTGTGGCTAGTTATTTTTACCACAAACTAATTGTAGAAGTTAGATTAGATGATGGTAGTGGAACATTAATAGCTAAAATAAAACAAAGAAGAAATGGATATAGCGTGGATGTAGCAGGTAATGAAGCTAGAGCTTTTTTTGATTTGAGAGATGTAGCAAATAGTGTTTTAGTAGATACTGTATTTGACCAAAATGATGATGGAGTACCTTTTAGAGCTATCCATAAAGTCGGTAAAAACACATCAACAAAACCCTTTAGTGTTAATGGTGATAATACAAATGACAAAACACAAATACAATTATTACACGTTAAAGGATATGAAGAATACTCATTATCTGCTTCTGCTTCACCACAAGAATACCCAGACACATCAGTTACAGATGTTGAATTTTTTACGGCTGCTTCATTACCTTTAATGACTGCAAGAAATACTGACCCTGACTATATCCAAAGCAACGCTTTTAATGTGTTTAGTTTAAGCTCTTCAACTAAAAGGTTTTTAAGTGATTTGGAAGCATCAGCAACAGGCACAATAGTTGGTAGCTCTACTGAAACAAATCCTGGTGAAGTTTACAGAAATTACGTGCAAGGTTTAGGTGATTATCACACAATAGGTTTTTTGAATGGTACAACAGATTTTGCTTCTAATTGCTATAAAATACAAGTTACATATTATGATGGCTCAAGCCAATTAACACAAAATGAATTTGAGCAAAGCTCTACTTATGGGGGTCAAGCACCTAATCTAGTTGCAACAGACCCTCAAAGAATTTTATACTTTGGTTGTGGAACAGGTAATTTAGCTTTTCAATCTGTTCATGTTACTGCTAGACCTAATAATGCTAACAATGCAGGGTGGACACATTATACAGTACAAGCATTAACAAATACTGGTGGAGGTGATGGAGACCCCGTTTCTGCTTTATATTATTTCATTAATCAAGATGGAAGTTGTAAAGGTTTTAAAATTAGAAGATTAGCTTTTAGAAATAGCTTAGGGTGTTATGATTATTTTAATTTCAAAATGAAGTCTACATCTACAATAGAAGTTACTCGTGATAATTATAGTACAATGCTTGGAACATTCAATAAAAGTAGATGGAGATATAACAATACTCAAAGAGGTAAAACAACAAGACAAACCACTGCTATTTTAAAAGAAACATTACAAACAGATTGGATAAGTGAGGAAGATGCTAACCTATTAGAGAAACTTGCATATTCAACAGATGTTTATATATTAGAAAATTTAGATACAGACTTTACTGAGGGTGTAGTTGTAACAGATTCATCATTTGTAAAAAAGACTGTTGCTAATGACAAATTAATTCAATATACAATTAATATAGAATACGCAAATCCAATTAATACAAATAGCTAATGAATGTTAGATTAGTAGCATATAGAAAAGCCACCACAAGTGCAACCTCAGATAGCACCTATCAACTAGACCTACAGGAAGCACCCAATATATCATTAAACTTTCAATTTAGTGATATTAAAGAACCTGAAACTAGAAAAGGTAGTTATTCACAAACCTTTAAATTACCTTTTACTGATAATAATAATGAGTTCTTTCAAAATTGGTTTAATGTCAATTTAACAACTTTAGTATTTAGCACAAGAAAAAAATTCAATGCAGTTTTATATGTTGGAACTGTACCACAATTTGATGGTTTTATTCAGCTAAAGGCAGTCTATAATAAAGCACAATGTTATGAAGTTGTATTAATGTCTAATACATCTGATTTGTTTAGTGCTATTGGTGAGCAAAGATTAAAAGATGTTTTTCTTAATGCAGATGGTGAAACGTATAGTACAGAATTAGACCACACCTTTAATGAAACTAATGTATTAAATTCATGGAATGGTAGTAGTAGTGCTTTTCAAAATAATGACACACCTGCCGTTTCATTAAGAGATACAGATGTTAATGTGCAAAAGGTTATGTATCCAATGTCCTTAACAAAACCAAACTTTTATTATGACCCTAATGATACAACAAATGATGGTGGTCACAATAAATATCTTTTAATGGATTCAGGAGATATTTCAGGAATGGGTGTTGGTGATGCTTTAAGCTATATTGTGCCTTTAACACAACTAAGACCTGCAATACAAATAAAAACATTATTCAAATTAATTTTAGCAAAGGCAGGTTTTTCTTATACATCAACTTTTATAGATGGATCATATTTTGGTAAAATCTATATGACCACAGGGAATGAATTAGCAGGTGCAGGTTTACCAACATCAAGCACAGTTCAGCAACCAGCAGGAACATCAGTTGCTGGTCCAACTTTTTTAAGTTGGGGTCAATGGACTTTAAACCCTAGTTTTGTAGACCCTGCAGATTTTCAAATTTGTCATGAAGTAGATTACACAATAGTACCTATTAGTGTAATTGCTTCACAAGATCCCACTACAATTTGGGATACATCTGCAAACACTTTCACAAAGCTCTACCCAACAATGGAGACTCTGACTATTAGGCATAAAACAACAACTGATAATTTAAAAAGTAGTGACTTATGCGATAGTGATTCTATAAAATTTGATGTTATTATTGAGGGTACTGATGGTACTATATATTCACAAATCACTAGAAATGTGCCAAATACATCACAACAACAAACCGTATCACACATATATGGAATGGATATTACTTCGATGCCTGTTGGTGCTTCTGCTAGAATTAAAATGAGGCGTTACGCATTTGAGCCTAATAATTTTTCTAATGATATAACTTTTCATTTGTGTACCAATATGGACTATGCAGGTCAAAACATTAATGTAGAGCTATCATTGGATTGGGCAGAATTTAATCAAGGAGTATATGGTGCAACCATTAATGTACCTGCTTGTATTGATAGCACAATAACACAAAAGGCGTTTTTAAAGGACTTAATAGAACGTTTTAATCTTGTAGTTATTGCAGACCCCGACGATGCCTCTAATATCATTATAGAGCCTTATAATGACTATTTATCACAAAGCACATTAAAAGATTGGACAGAAAAGCTAGACACATCAAAAGAAGTAATAATTAGAGATACAACCTCACTACAAAAAAAGACTATAAATTTAACAGACTTAGAAGATGTTGATTATAGCAATAAGGTAATAAAGGAATTTGCACCTACTTCTAATGTATTTGGTCATCTAAATATAACAGAAACTAATAATGATTTTGCTACGGGTGAAATGACTAACAATCCAATCTTTTCACCATATATTAATCAAAAGGTATTTAGGGGTGATGATAATTTTCAAGACCCATCATATTTAGCTAATATGACTGTTCAATATGAATTTACTTATGTTGATGTTGAGGGTGGAAGCGAAAACCCCACAGAGGCAACAAAACCAAAATTATATTGGTATAATGGTCTAGCAACAACAGTAAAAGATTCAGCTGATAATACTAAAACATATTATTTACATAATAACGTATCAAATACAATTACACCTTATTCTTTTACAACGTACCCCGTTTGCACACCTTTTGATATTACACCATCTAGTGATGCTTATACATTAACACAAGCAAACAAATCTTTATATTGGAATAGTACACCACCAATAGTAGGTGAATTAGATATTTTTAATTATGAAGATGAATCTGGTAGTTGGTTTAATAATTCTTTGTATGGTCTATACTGGAAGCAATATCTTGATGGTGTTTATGGTGTAGATGCACGATTAATGGAATGTTATCTAAACCTTAATGAAGTAGATATATTCAATTTTAAATTTAATGATGAAGTATTTATAAGAGATGCCTACTATAGGATCATTGAAATTAGCAATTATCAAGTAGGTGCAAAAGCATCAACAAAAGTAAAGTTATTAAAATCATTAGACACTATTTCAACAGGTAATGATTGTGGTTATGTATTAGGTAATTTTAATGGCTCAAATACTTTTTTTAATTGGTTTTATGTATGGTGTCCAAGTAGTAACCCAAGCTGTACGCCATCTGTAACGGCAGGTGATTATTCAGGACTTGTAGCACCACCTGCTTGTTGTCTTGGTCTTGGTGGATATCCTAATTATAATTATACTGCTTATGCTGCTCAAAACTTATACCTTTGTGCTGTTAATGCAGGTAGTATTCCAATAAGACTGCAAAACATTTTACGCTTTAGAACCTTGTTTAATGTAGGTCAATTAAAAAGTATGTTCTATGAAAAATTGGGTGGTTTAAACAAACCCCTAATGATTGGAACAGGGAACACAAAATATGCTACACCATTGATAAATTCTTTCGGTAATGATATAGCTATTAAATACACTAATAAAAGAAAAGGATTACCACCTATTGAGGGTGAATCACACAGAATGGTTTTAACAGGATTCACAGATGGAAATACACGTGGCTATGCTTACCCTGAGGGTAGTAAAAATGCTAGAAAGATATATTTGCCTCCAGATTGCAATACTATCATAAGAGTAAAAGGAACTGCAACTGTTGTGGGTGGTACAAGTGCTACTTATGTTGTCGGTTTAACTGAGGGTTTTGCTTATTATACTGCCTTTAAAAATATGAGTGGTAGTGTAAGCCAATTAGGAACAACAGGGGGAACAGCTGAGTTTTCACTTAAAGAATCTGGTGCTATACAGACTTGCACCTTATATATAACAACAGGTGATGGTGGTGAGTTAAAATTTGGATTAGATGACAGTCAAACAGACACAAAAAGAGTTTGGTCATTGAGTGTTGATATTGATGTGCAACAAATTTATAGTATTGGATTGCCTTATGATGAAAATTGGGCGTTATATCAAAATGGTGAAAATATACAATTTCAAAATTATAAACTAATGATATGGAACTAAAGAAATATATAGAAAGCGTTGCAAAGGTTATTATTCCTGCAATAGACCATTTGCAGTTAGTAGATTATAAAGACAAAGAATTAGATTTTGCTTATGGTATGCAAGAATATCACACAAGCTTTAGAAAAATGTTTAAACAAATAATGAGAATAATATGGCGATAGAAAAAACAGTAGAATTAAAAGTAGATGCTAAAGATGGTATTAAACAAGTTGATGAATTAAAAAAAGGTATTGCAGATACTAGCTCTAGTGCGAAAAAATCAAAAGGTAGTTTTTCTGTAATGCAGTCAGGTGTAAGGGGTGTTGGTTTAGCATTCAAAGCTATGGGTATAGGTCTTATTGTTTCAGGGTTTGTTAAACTCACTGAAGCTTTAGGCAAAAATCAAGCAGTCATGGACAAAGTAAATATCGCAAGTGCAGTAGTTGGTGATATTTTTCAAAAATTAGTTAACACTATTTTATCTGTTGTAAAAGGTTTAGGTTTATTAGGAAAAGCAGTTGGTAAGGTTTTAAAGGGTGAATTTAAAGAAGCAGGAGAAATAGCAAAACAATCTTTTGATGGTGTAAAAGAAGCAGTTGTAGGTAACAATGAAAGTTTTAAAGATTTTATAAATAATGCAAAAGAATCTGCAAAAGAATCGGTAAAATTTGGTAAAGATTTGGTTAAATTAAGAAATGAAGTAAAACTAGCAGAAGCCCAACAAAGGGGTTTACAAGCAACCTATGAAAGAGATGCAGAGTTACAAAGACAAATTAGAGATGATATTACTTTGACTATTGACGAGAGGATTGCTGCTAATGAAGAACTAGGTAAAATACTAGATAAGCAATTTGAAGAAGAAAAAAAATTAGCAAATAAAAAAATAGAATTAGCAGAGTTAGAATTATCTAAAAACAAAGATAATGTTGATTTGCAGGTTGCTTTACAAGATGCTAAAAATGAATTAATTGAATTAGATAACAGGATAACAACCCAAAAATCTGAAAACTTAGTAAATGAGAAAGCATTAGAAAAAGAAAAACAGGATGCTTTAAAAAAGACAGTAAAGGTTGTAAAAGAAACTGGAAAAGAAGAAGTTGCAATAACTAAATTAACACAAGACCAAAAAGCAGATATTATTTCAGGTGCATTAGGTCAAATATCTGGTGCATTAGGTGAAAATAGTAAAGCAGGGAAAGCTATGGCTATTGGTCAAGCATTAATTGATACATATACAGGTGCTAATAAAGCTCTTGCACAAGGTGGTATATTTGGTGCTATTTCAGCTGCCGGTATTGTAGCAGCAGGTTTAGCAAATGTTGCTAGAATAAAATCAACAAACCCTGAAACGGGTGCAGGTGGTGGTGGTGGTGGTGGTGCTGATACTAATGTACCACAACCTACAGGATTAGGTGGTGCAGGATTAATACCTAATTTAGAAAACATTAATCAAAATGACTTAGGAACACCAGAACCAGTACAAGCATTTGTAGTAGAAAATGATATATCAAATGCTCAGGCATTACAAGAAGAATTAGAAATACAAGCTACATTATAAACAAAATTATAAACTTTATATTTATAGATGTTATGGGAAAAAAGAAAAAACTAATAGAATTAATAATAGATGAAACGGCAGAACACTTTGGCGTTGATGCTATTTCAGTTGTTAAATTTCCTGCTATTGAGGAAAACTTTGTATTCTTTAATAATGACTTTTTAAGTCTAGCTAAAGTAGATGAAGAACAGAAACAATTAATTGGTGCAATTTTAATACCAGACAAAAAAATACCTAGACTAGACAAAGAAACAAATGAAGAATATGATGTATTCTTTACTAAAGAAACTATTAAACAAGCACAGAAGTTGTTTATGAATAGTCTAAATAATAATAACCATACACTAGAACACAAAGAGCCAATACAAGGTTTAACAGTAGTTGAATCATGGATTAAAGAAGATAAAAAATATGACAAGTCAAATATGTATGGTTTTAAGAATATGCCTATTGGAACTTGGTTTGTGCAAGTAAGTGCAGAAAATAATCCTGAGATTTGGGAAAAAATTAAAAACAAAGAAGTACGTGGTTTTAGCATTGAGGGTTATTTTACTGATAAACTAATTGAAGCATCAAAAGAAAAAGATATTTTAGATGAAGTTTGTGAAGATTGCCCTGATGAGGTAATGATGGGTAAAATAAAAGATATTATCTTAGAAAACGAGTTACGCCCTGTAGGTGCATTAGATGGTGAGCCACTATTTAGAACAAAAGAAGAAGCTGAATTATATGCTGAAATGTTTAAAGGTTGTTCTGGTAGTCATCCACATAATGTTGATGGTGTAAGGTTATTCATGCCTTGTGATGACCATGCTTCTGCAACTATGCGTGAAGAACACTCAGAAACAGGAAGAAAAAAAAGGAAAAGAAAATACAAGATGTTAGAATACGTTTCATTTGCTAGGAGAAAAGCTATGTTAAAGTATTCGTGGGATGATTGTATGAGAGACCAGATAAAAGAATACGGAAACAAAGAAATAGCTGCTAAGGTCTGTGCTGCTATTAAAAATAAGACAGTAAAACGTTAGAGAAATAAACAACATTAACCCTTTTATATTTATAGTTAGTTATGGGAACACTAGAAAAAATTTTAAATATCTTAAAAATGAAAAATGAACCAAAATCTTATTCTGTAAAATTTTATGCAGAAATGAAATTAGATGATGGTCGTATTATTGCTACAGAAGATGAGCAATTTATGATTGGATCTAAAGTATTTGCTATCAGTGATGATGGCGAGGCTTCATCATTAGAAGCAGGAAGTTATACAATGGAAAATGGAAACAAATTGACTATTGGTGATTCATCAGAAATTCTTGACTTAGGTGAAGAAAAAGAAGCTGAAGATGTTGAGGCATCAGAAGAAGAATTATCAGAAGAAGTATCTGAAGAATCTAAAGAAGAAGAATTAGCAGAAGAATCAGAAGCAGAAGAAACTGATTGGGCGAAAACATTTGAAGAAATGAAAGACCGAGTTGCTGCTTTAGAAGAAAAAGTATTTGGTAAAAAAGCTGAAGAAGAAACTGAGGAACTTTCAAAAGAAGATAATACAGAAGAAAAAACAGAAATGAGTTCAGAAATAATTGGTGAATTAACTACACAAATTGAAGAACTTAAAACTAAAATAGTTGAATTAAGTGGTCAACCTGCGGATGAGGGCATTAAATACAATCCAGAAGGTTCAAATGTTGATTCAACTATTAACTTAGCAAAACTGTCACCAATGGAGAGGACAGCATACTACATTACTAACAAATAAATTTTAAAAAAATGGCGAATAAAATTCAATTATCAAAATACCGAGAGTTTGATATTACCGTAAATGGTGATACATACGCAGGTGTTCACGCGATGCCTTATGTTACTGCTGCCTTGAGAAGTCCTGACACAGTTGCTAAAGGATACGTAAGAGTCTTAGATGGACTAACAAAAAGTGCAGTTATTAATAACATAGCTTGTGCGAACCCAATTGTGGCTGCTGCGTGTAGCTTTTCAAGTGGAAATGACACATCAACTACGGAGCAAGTTCTTTCATTAACTGACCTTAAAGTAAATGAAGAAATTTGTAGAGGTACAATTTTCCCTACATGGATGGGGCAAGGAATGGATAGAAATGGTGACTTACCACAATCTTTTTCTGACTTCTTATTACAAGTTGTTGCAGGAAAAGCTGCTGCTCAATTAGAAATCGGAATATGGCAAGGATCTTCTCCTTTTGGAGTTGGTTTCTTATCTGACGATGGAACACAAGATGAAGCGGGTGCTGATGCTTCTGCTTGTAAAGACTTTAGCGAAGTAGATTTTGCTGATGCTTTAGCTGCTAGTGATATCTTAACTGATATGGCTGCGGTATATGATAAAGCTGCATCTGACCTGTCTGGAATGCTTACTAAGCCTGGCGTTGGTTTCTACATGAATAATAAAACTTATGGTTTCTATATTCAGGCATTAGCTAGTGCAGGTTCTAATCAAGGACAAATTTCTGGATTAGGATTTGATGCAAAAGCTGACACTGCTACTTACTTTGGATACCCAATTTACAGATGTCCTGGTATGTTCAACGACACTATCCTTTTCACTTACCCTGAAAACTTAGTATTTGGAACTAACTTAGCTACAGATTGGACAGAAGCTCGATTGATCCCAACATACCAATATGATGGTTCTGACAACGTTAGAGTTGTTATGAATTTTGCTATCGGTGTTCAGACTGCGGTTGCAACAGATGGTGTTTACGGTTCAACTGTTTGGACTTAATAGATACTTTTAAAATGGGGGTTGCAATATACCCCCTTTTTATTAACTTTTTAATACAATAATAATTATGGCTTGTGACTTAACAAGAGGGCGAAAAATAGACTGCAAAGATAGTATAGGTGGTTTAAAAGCAATTTATATTTGCAAAGCGTATTCTGACAACATTTCTGCTACTGCTACAATTAACACTACTGAAATGACTACGGCAGGGTTTGCAAATTGGTCTGGTGGTTCAGGTACAATTGAGGTATTTAAGTATAACTTAGTTGCAAATTTATCTAGCTTGACAGTAACCACAAACTCTGATAATGCAAATGGTACATTATTTTTTACACAAGCATTATCAATAACACTACAAAAGATTGACCACGATATGACAAATGAGTTAAGACTTATGGGTTATAGTAGAGCTCAAATCTTTGTACAAGATGAAAACGATAATGTGTTTTTATTAGGAATTGATGGTGGTTGTCATGTGTCAGGTGGTACAGTTATTACTGGAACTGCTAAAGGTGATTTGACAGGATACACAATAGAGTGGTCAGCAGAAGAAAAAAATGCAGTTATTCAACTACCTGCATCAGCAGGGGTTGCTACTGCTAAATATCCTTTTGATGGTTTATCTGATGAAGCAAACTTAACAATAACTGAGGGTTCGTAATCGTTACTCTAATATATAAGAAAAGAGGGGTTTTATTACCCCTTTTTTTGTACACTAAAAAACAATTATGTTATATTTATATTTATAATAAAACACTATGACTTGGAAATTAAAAAAAGAATGGGAGGGCAAATTAGTCGATTCAATTAGAATACCATTAGAGGAATTAACACAAAAGCAAATTGAGGGTCTTTATGAGGGCGTTAGAAATAACTTATTTGAAAAGGTAAAAACAAAAAAAGAAAAATAATATGTTTCAATTTGTGGTATCAGAACTTATTGCAGTATCTCAATTCTTCAACACTCAATATGTGTGTTTGATGGATAAAATGACTTCAACTGATTATTTGCCTTTAGTTAGGGTTGTAAGTCAAGCAACGGGTGCTGAAAAGGTTTACAAACCTAATACTAGCTTAATGGGGCAACCCACATACAATGATAGGTATTACACCATAAATACTGTATTGTTAGACACTGGAGATTCTGCTACAGGTACAACAGAAGATTTGGCCGCAGGGTTGGTTAGATTTGAAATTAATTCAACATTTCCTTTAGGTCTTTATGACTTATATATATATGAAAATACTTCTGATAGTAACACATCACTTAAAGTTTCAGAAGCTATGCACCCACCACTTTATAAAGGTGTTGTGAATGTAACAAATAATGAGTATTATCAAAATGTTAATTATCTAGAATATGATAAAAATGATTCTAAGGCTGATTTTAATTACCAGACCTATGATTATTATGAAGAAGATTAAAAAAATAAAAAATGAATTTAGACTTAATAAAATTATCACATTATAATATACCACATCTAGTTGAGAAACATAACCAAGATTGGGTAAGTTTTGGTGAAGACAATCTATATCCAAACTATCTATTAGACCTATTCTTAGGAAGTGCTATCAATGGTGCTTTAATTAAGTCAATAGGTGCGATGATATATGGTGAGGGTTTGTCTGCTACTAATGTTGATGAAAATACAGAAACAAAAGAATCATATTTACGATTAACAGAGCTATTAGAAAATTCTGATGATGATGTGCTAAAAGACCTAGCTATGGACTTAAAGCTATTCGGGGGGTGTTATGTGAATGTGATATGGTCAAGAGATAGAAGCAAGATTGCTAAAATACTTCATATACCTGCACAATACATTAGAAGTGGTAAAATGATTGATGGTGAAATAGACACATATTATTATTCTGCTGATTGGTCTAAATGGAAAAAAGGCGAATACAGACCTAGAGCTTATGCTGCCTTTAATACAGAAGATAGAACACAAGCAAGTCAAATCTTAATGATCCGAGATAAAAACCCTGCATTATTTTATGGCTTTGCACCAGATTATGTGGCTGCTACAGATTATATTCAATTAGACCTTGAGATTGCTCAATTTCATTTGTCTAATATATCAAATGGTATGTTTCCATCTATGGCGATTAATTTTGCAAATGGTGTACCTACAGAAGAAGAAAGAAGAACTATTGAAAGACAAATTAATCAAAAATTTACATCTAGTGGTAATGCAGGAAAAATACTAATCACTTTTAATGATGGGAAAGAGTCAGCACCAGAAATTGTACCAATAGATAGTAATGGTGCTTCTGAGAAATATCAATTTTTATCTACAGAAGTTGTAAATAAAATTCTCAGCGGTCATCGTGTGGTGAATCCAATTCTTTTTGGAATACGTGGTGAGGGTGGTGGCTTGGGTAATAATGCAGACGAGCTACGCGATTCTTATTCACTTTTCAATAATACAATCATAATTCCCTTCCAGAACGTGCTTTTAAAGGGTTTAAACAAGATATTTAAAGTTAATGATATAAACCTTGATTTGTACTTTAAAACGCTTAAACCTGCAGATTTCATTGATTTGGAAGTTACTAAAACACAAAGTGAAGAAGACCAAGAAAAAGAGGGTGTGTCAAAAGAAGATATTGATTCTGATGATTTTGTTGAAATGTCTGATGATGATTTGAATATAATCTTTGAAGAATTACATGGTGAGCAAATAGATTCTGATGTTTGGGAAATAGTAGATGAAAAAGATGAGGGTGAAGTTGATGATTATGAAGAATGGGCTAAAAGGTTAATAAAAGAAAACAAAGAAAAGTTTGCAGATGAAATAAGAAGCAAAGAAGATTTGCCTAGTCAATTAGACAAATCATTTTATAGGGTTCGTTTTAAGTATTATAGAAAAAATAAAAGAGCAAATAAAACAGGTAATGGTTCAAGGAGATTTTGTCAAAATATGATGCGACTATCTAATGCAGGTTTTGTATATAGATTAGAAGATATTGATAAGGCAACAAGAGAGGGTGTTAATAAGCAATTAGGACACAAAGGACGTCCATATTCACTTTTCAAGTTCAAAGGAGGTCGGTGGTGCAAACATTCATGGCGCACAATCCTTTACAGATTAAAAGATGGAACAGAATTAAAAGAGGGTCAAAGTTTAGATGATGACTACAAAAAAACAGATAGCATACCTAAAAGCTATACACCAAGACCAAGAGGAATAGATATTGCAGAAGGTGTTGCAGATGCAGGTAATGATTATTATAAATACCCAAGCTCAAAATAAAATAAATTATGGCTGAATTTAACGATACAATACAACATATTTGCTTCATATCAAGCACAAGATTAAAAAAAGATACTGCATTAGGTGGTTCAGTAGATGATAACCTTATTATGCCTTATATCTTATTAGCTCAAGATATGAATATACTACCGATATTAGGAACAGACCTAGATGCTAAACTAAAAAGTGATATATTCGACCAATCACAAGACCCATTTCCTGATATACCTGCTGCTTATAAAACATTATTAGAAAACTATGTGCAACCTGCATTAGTGCAATTTGCATTTGCTACTTTAGCACCTTTTCTTAGACTGCGTTTCAGCAACAATTCTGTTGTGGTTATGGGTGCTACAGAACAAAGTTCATCAGCTACTTATGATGATATTAAACCACTAATGGACACTGCAACTGATGCTGCTGAATTTTATCGTCAAAGAATGATTGACTATTTAAGAAATAACTCTAGTTCATTTCCTGAATATACTAGCAATAGTGGTTCAGACCTTAATCCAACAACTAATAATTATTTTGCAGGAATACAATTAGAACCAACAACGCCAATGAGCAACAGATTAAGAAGTTTCTTGCAAGGTGCAAACATTACAACTTATGGCTGTTAAGAGGCGTGAATATCCTTCTAGTAAGGAGAATTTTAAGAAATTAAAAAACTATATTAAAAAACTAAATTATGGCCGGACAAAGACTAACCGACAAAAGTGCCTCAAATAGCAATACAGGAACAGGTGATTTGTACATGATTGTAGATGTATCAGACACCACAGGAAGTGCTGAGGGTACATCAAAAAAGCTAGATTCTAAGTATGTTATTCAGACAGACAAAATTTCTGTGAGTGCGGCAGAAACCCAATCACTTAAAACAGTTCCAAAAACTTTAGTTTCAGCAGCAGGTAGTGGGTATGCTATTATCCCTTTAGCTTTTACAGTTTTTACTACCTATTCCTCCACAGAAAATGCAAAAATAACTTTACTTTTTGGACACACAGGAGGCAGTAGTGCTAGCTTATCTTGTGGATATATAGCTAGTTTTATGAAAGGTGTTACAGCTAACGCTACATATATAGTATCTAATTTGGGGGGTATTTCAGCAACTCCTACTATTGACAATGTGCCTTTATATCTTTCATCTACTGAAAATTTTGCGGGTGGCTTTACTATGGATGTGTATGTAACTTATCAAATAATAAAGTTGTCATAATGCTAAAGTATTTATTGCTAATACCATTTTTGTCTTTCGGACAATTTTATAAATACTCAACTATTTATGCAGGTGGATCATTAAATTCAACAATGACACCAATAGAAACTTATGATTATAATAATGGTCAGCTAATAAATACAACAAATGATGGTGGTGCTAATTATAGACTGCATATAGGACTCAAAAAGCTTTCACGATATAAATTCGAAAAGAAACCTAAATTTTATTATGATGGGAAAGAAGAAAATGCTACTATAAATAGGTCATCATTAAGTGGTTTTGAATACCTATTAGAATACGAAAAAATTAAAGATAGAGGAATAGAATTTGAAAATCATGAAATTTGGTTTAGATACTTAGGCGAACATACAAGCACAAAAATACAATCATCTAGCAACGGGTACATTGATTTGCAGTATAAAAGTATAGACTTTCGCTATAAACACGATTTTAAGCACTTTAGAGCCACTTTAGGCACTTGTCTAAGGTATCACCCTATATATGGTCTAAACCCCTTTAAAAACGATTTTTCTAATTATAATGATTTTGAAGCAGTGGCACAAGAATTAGGTTACATAAAAGACTATTGGTTTATAGATGAAAACTACAATAATAATTTAGATAGGTTTGAGCAGTCATTTTACAGATGGATATTGAATGGTGATACAATAGCACAAAATACTGCACAATTTCAAGACTATTATGCTACTATACCTAGTAGATACAATAGAGAAAAATTAGCACAATTAGGCAACCAATACACATTATCTGGTGTAGCAGGGTTATCATATTACATATATTTAGATAAATTTTTTGTTTTGGCTTATGCTAATTATTTCTTTATAAACGGAAAACTGAGTGATTATAGCTCAGACACAAAAGATTATGATTTTGGCGTTATTGCAAATTGGAAGTTGAATAGGTCATTTTCTTTATATTCTCAATTAGAATACTTAAACTATTTTAATAGAGAAAATTATACAATCAATTTAGGAATTAATTTAATACTTATATAACATGGAACTTTTAAAAAGAATACTAGATACATTTGAAGATGCTTTTCAATCAAAGAAATTTTGGTACGCAATAGGTACATTATTTGTTTTATTTTTTAGTGATTCATTTGGTATTAATGACCAAGAAATTAACAATGTAGTTTTAATTGCATTAGCACTTATTATTGCACAAGGTTTAGCTGATAAAAAATGTAACCGATGAAATTAACTGAAAAGTCTGAATTAACACTAGATATTAAAACTATTGGAATAATTGTAGCTATGGCTATTTCTGTTTCAAGTACATACTTTACTTTAAAAGCTGATATTGATGAGAATAAGAAAGCATTAGAAAAGGGTAATTGGGTGAGTGCTACGGAATATGAATTAAAAGATGAATTAGTGCGAACTACAATCATGAGTAATAGTAAAAAACTAGATGCTATTGAAAACAAATTAAATACAATAGACAACAGACTTTACAACCTTAATAAATAAATTATGAATATAGCTTATCTATTACAAATCTTAATTGCACTTTTCTTTTTTTGTATTGGTGTTTGTTTTGGTCAGGTTTCAGTTATACAATTTAATAGTGAATGGAATGCAGATAATAATTTTGATATAACAGTTTTAAAAGATTGTGATGTTGATAGTATTGTTATTTGTCATAATCCTGAGCTACAGAAAAAGCATAAAATTAAGTCTGTACCTACAATTATTATTTTTGATGAAGATAATGAAGTTACAAGATTTGAAGCTAATATAATGATGCAACTTGAGGCAACAAAAAAAGAGATACAGAAAGAAATTGATAAAATCTATCTAGCTAAATTTGAATGAGATTATCTAAAAACTTTACGTTACAAGAGCTACTTTATTCATCAACTGCGTTGAGATTAGGAATAGATAATAGTCCTACAAAAGAGGGCGTATTGAAATTGACCTTATTAGCCACTTCACTTTTACAACCTCTACGGGAACGCTTAGGGGCGTTAAGAGTTACAAGTGGCTTTAGGTCGCCTCAATTATCAGAAGCAATAGGGTCAAGTGCTAATTCACAACATTGTAGATATGAGGCAGTAGATATGCAATTTGTTAAGCGTGGTAAAATGGACAACCTTTTAATATACCAAGCATTAATTGACTTAGACTTAGATTTTGACCAATGTATTTTAGAGTTTGGTAATAGCACAAAAGAATTAGACCCTACACACCCTGCGTGGATTCACTTAAGTTGGAAAGTAGCAGACAACAGAAAACAAGTCTTGATTGCTTATAAAGATGAAAATAACAAAACTAAATATAGACCAAAAATAAAATATAATTCAATATGAAATTTTTAAAAACTTTATTTGGAAATGTAGGTTTAGATGTTAATAACTTAGTTGATAACGTTGTAACCACTGATGAAGAACGTAAGACTTTAAAGATTAAATTGAAGCAAGTTTTGACACAAGCTGAAAGTTCAGCACAAGAACAAGTGACTAGAAGATGGGAAGCAGATAGCAAAGCAGGTTGGCTTCCTGCAAATATAAGACCTTTAACACTTGTTTTTTTAACATTGGTATTTGTAATAATATCAATGTTTGATGGTAATGTTGGTGGCTTTAAAATATCACCATCATATATACCAATATATCAAACTCTATTACTTTGTGTTTACTCTGCATATTTTGCAGGTAGGAGTATAGAGAAAATTAAAAATAAATAATTTGAAAAGAGACCACAGATTACGCTTAACTAAAACAGAACATGACCTGATTAAGAATATGCGTGACACTGATGCTAATAACATTTTAGTAATTGGAGATTTGCATGAACCCTTTTGCTTAGATGAATACTTAGACTTTTGCATTGAAAAATATTTTGAATTTCAATGTGATGAAGTTGTGTTTATTGGTGATATAATAGACAATCATTATGCAAGTTATCATGAAACAAATGCTGATGGAATGGGTGGTGCTGATGAATTAGAATTAGCAATAAAAAGAATAGCAAGATGGCGTAATGCGTTTCCTGTTGCAACAGTTATCATTGGAAACCATGATAGAATGGTAATGCGTAAGGCACAAACATCATCAATACCAAGCAAATGGATTAAAAGCTACAAAGAAGTCTTAGAAGTGCCTGATTGGAACTTTGTGGAAAGATACGAAAAGAATAATGTTCAATATATTCATGGTGAGGGTGGTACTGCTAGAACTAAGTGTAGAGCTGATATAATGAATACAGTACAAGGACACCTACACACACAAGCATATTGTGAGCATTATGTTGGTCAAAATTTTAGAGTATTTGGAATGCAAATTGGGGCAGGTATAAATTTTTCTGAATATAGCTTTGCGTATGCTAAGTATGGTAAAAAACCTGCTATTGGTTGTGGTGTAGTTTTGAATAACGGAAAATTACCCGTAAATTTATTAATGGAATTATGAAACATATATACAAAGAAAAGCTAGAACTTGGTGCATATTATACATATAACAAAGACAATAAAAAAGTCTATGATATAAAAAGTATGCGTCAAGATTTTAAAGAGCTGATTAATAAACTTAAAAAATAAGAGGCGTAAATAAGGTATTTAAAAGATTTGGTCATCTCATACTTTAAATACGCCTTTTGTTTTATTTCCAAGTATTCGGATCATATCCTAAAGTGGTTCGGTCTGTAATGCTCAAGCTATACCTTGCGACTTCCGTAAAAACACTATCACCATTAGCTTTTGTGAACCTTGTTTTAACCTTAACCCTATCAGTATCTATATTGTAACCATCTTTTTTTAGTCTAAATATAGTATCAGAAAGTCTGGTATTTCCTAAGTCCCTAATGGCTTCTAAACTTGTAACGCTTCCGTAATTTTTAAGATAATCTAGTAATCTTGTTTTATGTGTTGCTCTCATAGTTTATTAAATAATTTTTTAAAATAGTTTTCTAATTCTTCATCTTCTTCATGTACCCCTATGACTTTAAAAGTGCTTTCATCATCATAAAGTTTTTCTAAAAATGAACTTAATTGCTTTTCAGTACCTTTAAACTCTATACATCCATAACTACACTTAATGTCTGTAAACTCTTTATTTGACAAATAAGTATCTTTAGTAATATAATTAAAGTAACCTTTTCCTTGTATTGTATATTGTTTAATCATTATGCAGTTTCTAAGTTATGTTTTGTAATTATTTCGCTACCTATTACATTAGCTTGTATTGACCTTAATGCTTTTAATCTTTCTTTTGCATTTTTAATACTAGCAGTCCACTCTCTAACATCTTGAGTTGTACCTGCACCATTAAGTCTTTCAAACCAAAAGTTAATAGATTCTATTTCATGTTCTATTTGTTTATCAATAACAACTAATAATGTAGCTGATTCATTAACACTTAAATTGATTGTTTTATATAATTCTGTTTTCATAATTTCTATATTTTTTAATTTATACTTGTTTTAATTATTTATATCCAAATTGTTTTTAATTCATTACAATCATCATTAGAATCAACTTGCATTAATTTGTGAGATTCACCAAGATTATTAGAAAAGTTTATCATATCCTCTTTTGTATTGAAATCCCAAATTTCGTTTGTTTCTATTATTTTAATTAAGTAATTCATAATTTCTATATTTTTAATTTATACTTGTTTTTAATTGTTTACACAAATATATGTAAAATTATTTTAATACAAACGCAATTATTCTTTTTACTTATTAACAATCCAAATGTTAATAACTATTAAATTATTTTAAGCTTATATTAAATATATTTATTATTATTGTGCTATAATTTTAAATGAATAATGATGAATGAAAAATTAAAAGAGCAAATAAAGTTTGCTATGTATAAATATGATATTAATAAGAAAGACTTAGCTGATATGTTAGAATTATCTTATCCTACAATGTTATTGAGGTTAAAAGATCCTGATACTTTTAAGGTAAAAGAATTAAAACAATTATGCTATATGCTTAATCAAGAATTGATTTTAAATATAAAATGATATGAAAGAAACTAAACAGGAGATTTTAAATAGATTGTTTATAGAAAACAATTTAACTGATGAAGATTATTTTAAACATAAATTTTATACTATAATCACTAGAAGTGGTATTGATAAAATACAAGCATCTAATGACATTAGAATATGTTATAAATTAATCTATAATTCACCAGATACAAAATGTGTAATAATTAAAGCAACTGCAACAATGGGTGATAAGGTTATTGAAACCTTTGGTGAAGCAGCACCGATGAATAATCAAAATTCATATCCTATTGCTATGGCTGAAAAAAGAGCTATGAGCAGGGCGTGTTTAAAGTTAGCAGGGTTTTATGAAAACAATGTATTTGGTGAAATGGAAGCAGAAGATTTTAAAAGAAGTAATAATTAATAAATAAATAAACAGATGTATAAAATAAGAGGAAAAATAATAAGTGTTCAAAATTTAGATATTAATACTAAAAAAGGTGATTTTGTAAAAAAGCTAGTCACCATTGAAGAAACTGAAACAGGTTTTGATAATCAAATGCAATTTGAGATATTTGGACAAGAAGCTATTAATGTTATTGAGCATGATAGAAAACTAACTGAGGGTCAGTTTGTAAATATAGATTTTTATATAAAAAGTAGAGAATATAATACTAAGTTCTATAATACTTTAATGATTAAAGAAGCTAGAATTGAAGATGATGAAATTCAATTAGGAAATAACCCCCCATTTTAATTATTCCTGAAAGTGTCTGTGTTTTTATTTTTTCTATATTTAATTTAATTTTTAGCACAGGCACTTTCTTAATATAATACTACTATGAAAAAAACATATTTTAACCACGATAGCAACGCACGAAACGATTACAGAATAATAAAACTTAGAGCTAAATTAGGTTATGAGGGTTATGGTATATTCTGGTCTTTATTAGAAATGTTATTTATAGAAGAAAATAAAATATGTATTGAAGATTATGATGCTCTTGCATTTGGTTTACAATGTGATCCTAATAAATTAAAACAAGTTATAGAAGATTTTGATTTGTTTGTAATAGAAGATGATTGTTTTTATTCTAAGAGGTTAAATAATCATATAGAAGAAATAAATAATAAGTCTATAAAAGCAAAAGAAAACGCAAATAAAAGATGGAATAATGCAAACGCAATGCAAACGCATAGCGACCGCAATGCTAGTAAAGTAAATAAGAGTATAAGTAAAAGTAAAGTAAAGAAAAGTAATTATTATAATGATATTTCTTTTCCTGATTATTACGATATACATTATGCTAAAAGAATAGAACAAGATGTTAATAAGACTAGAGAATACCATAAACACCTAGAATCATTGGGTTATATAAAAGAAGTGAATAATTATAGTGGACAGGCAAAATGGGTTAAGAAATGATGGAAATTTTAAAGCACTTATTGGGGTTTTGTGGTGAGCCACATATTAATTTATTTACAATACTAATGACAACTCCAATTATATCTTATTTAATATATAAATTTTATAGATGAAAGAATACCAATTACAAAAGGCAGTATGTAAATATCTAGACTTAAACAATGTTTTATATTGTGGCTCTATGGGTGGTCAATACCAAGCACATTTTAGTCAGCGTATAAAAGCTAAAAAGAGTGGTTACAAAAAAGGTTTTCCTGATTTGTTTATATATGAAATTTCTAAAATAGGTGATAAATTATATGCAGGGTGTGCTATTGAATTAAAAGTTGGATATAATAAAGCAACAAATGAACAAATATGGTGGCGTGACCAATTAAGAGATAGAGGGTATAAGGCAGAAATATGTAATGGTATAGATGAAGCATTAGCTCTTATTAATCGTTATTTAGAGGGAATAATAAAATAATAAATACTTAAAATTATGAGATTACCAATAGCATTTGACTTAACGCCAAAAGGCAAAATAGTACAAAAAAAAGAAATAGGAGAAGATGGATATGCTGAAAATATACAATATAATTTACAATTTAATGTTAATCAAGATGGTGTAGATATTTCTTATTATGGAGAAGATGATACTTATTTTGATGATGATAGAATAGATGAGTTAATTCAAAAATACAATGAAAGTTAAACCTACATTTTTTAACACTAGAACAGAAAGATTGCATTGGGATTATGTAGATACAAACAACCTATTGTTTATAATTTTATTTGATTCAGGTGCAGAGATGTCATTTGTTTTAAGAAATTTGAAAAAAAATGATAATATAAAAAATTATATTTATAAGAAACTGCAAAACAGATTTTCTAATATAGCAGAAATAGAAATAAGTAAATTGAGCAGTGTAGAATACAATCTAATGAAGCAGATGAATGTACCCTCAGTTATTAAAGTATGTTAAATAAATACTTAATAGAAAACTACAACAAACTAAAAGATGTAGCTTATAACATTACAAATGGTGATGGTGATGATTTGTTGAGTTTTGTAATTGAAGAACTTTACAAATGCGACCAAGATAGGATCAAAGAAATAATTGAAAATAATAAAATGACTTTTTATGTCATTAGAATAATGCTTAATCAATATCACTCAAAGACAAGTAGATATTATTACAAGTACGATAAGTATTATGAGTTTCACACCACATCAACAATAGAAGCTATTACGCCAGATGTTATTGATTATACTATACAAGACAAGATATTACTAGAAGAAAGATTAGAGTGGGTTGAAGATAAATTACAGGATTGTTATTGGTTTGATGCACAATGTTTTAGAATTTATTACCATGAAGAACACTCATTAAATAGCATGGCTAAAGCAACTAAGATAAATAGGAACACATTATTTAAAGCAATTAATAATGTAAAGAAGTTTTTAATTAAAGAAAAATAATATGTTTACTGATAATGAAGAAGAAAAAATAGCAAACGTAATAGTTACATTAACTGTTATAATAGTATTAACATTTTTAGCATTTGCAATATCATGAAAAAAACCAGAATCATAAGAGCATTAAAAAATTGTAAAAGCACAGACTTTAAAACCGATAGTGTTTTATCCTTTAAAGATGAAAAGGGAAAAGAATACTTTTTAGCTGAGCAACCTCATTATATGAATATAATTACAAACTCAATTAATGTTATGTTGCAAAGAACCTTCAATATAATAGATGATGTTAAATTAAAAGATAAAATTTTAAAAGGTTTAAACGATGACAAAAAGTAAAGGTTTAGGTGATTCAATAGAAAAGGTATTGAAAAAAACAGGCATTGATAAGGTGGCTAAAAAAGTGCTTGGTGATGATTGTGGTTGTGAAGAACGCAAACAAGTGCTAAATAAAATGTTTCCTTATGCAAAAGTAAGACAATTTACAGAAGATGAAATGTCTATATATGAATCAGTATTACCTAGAATAAAGGGAACAGTAAAAAGAGAAGACCAAGCAATACTTGTTAAGCTATATAATAAAGTTTTTAATGCTAATAAAAAGCCATCTAGTTGTGGCTCATGTGTTCAACAGACAGTAGCAAAATTAGCTAAGGTATATGTTAATAGTTGTAAAGTAAATAATGATGAATCAGATATTTAGATTTTGCCTTAGATGTGTTAGAATGTCATTAATAGAAGATGGATGTTGCTGTTTTTGTAATACTGATATGATTATAAAAGGAGAAAATGATAAACTAAAAAAAAGAGAAAAACAAATTGCAGAAACACACTAAAATATATATGCAGTTTTTCAGCTATGTTGAAAATGATTTTATACCTTGTGAAATGTGTGGGAGCAGGGCAGTTGATATACATCACCTAGAACGTAGAACTAGAAATAAAGTGACAAATGACTATATTGAAAACCTTGTTGGATTATGTAGATATTGTCACATAAACGCAGAAAATGACAAATGTTTTAATATGTACGTTAGAATAAAACACTTGGAAAATGTATGCGTTCAAGTTTACGCATTAATAGAATTAAATAAACAATTAGATGAAAATAGAAAAAATAGAAATAAATAAATTAAAACCTGCTACTTATAATCCTAGACAAATTAGCACAAAGCAATATAAAGACCTAAAGTCATCAGTTGAAAAGTTTGGTCTTGTTGATCCTATCATTACTAATAAAGATTTCACAATAATAGGTGGACACCAACGCTATAAAATATGCAAGGAATTAAAACACAAAGAAATTGATTGTGTAGTATTAGACCTATCAAAAGAAGAAGAAAGAGAATTAAACATTAGACTAAATAAAAATACAGGTGATTTTGATATGGATATTTTAGCTAATGAATTTGATATTGATGAGCTTGTTGATTGGGGTTTTAAACACATTGACCTTGATATTAATATAGATAAAATTACAGAGGGTAATACAGAAGATGACCATATTCCAGAAGTAAAAGAAAGTAGAGTTAAATTAGGTGATGTTTGGAAATTGGGAAAACACAGATTGATGTGTGGAGATAGCACAAAAGAAAGTGATGTTAATAAACTAATGAATGGAGAAAAGGCAGATATGGTATTTACTGACCCACCTTATGGAATGGATTTAGATGCTGATTATTCAAAGCTAGGAAATGAAAAAATAAAAGCAGGAAAAAAACACAATAATATAATTAATGATGATAAAGAGTTTAATCCAACATTAATTTTTAAAAAATTTGATTACTGCAAAGATATTTTATTGTTTGGTGCAGATTATTATTCGGACTTAATACCTAATAAAAATAATGGTAGTTGGTTAATATGGGATAAAAGGGTTGAAGAAAGGTATGACAATATTATTGGCTCAGCATTTGAAACCATATTTTCAAAAAGAAAAATAAAAAGAGAAATAATTAGATATGAATATGTAAGTTGGGCAAACAGAATGAAAGACAAAGTTAATGGAATAAAACCACACCCAACAATGAAACCAGTTGAAATGTTAAGCATATTGTTAAAGAAATTTAAACACACTAAAGTAGTTGATTTATTTCTTGGTAGTGGTTCAACATTAATAGCTTGTGAAAAAACAAATAGAATATGTTATGGAATGGAATTAGATACTAAATACTGTGATGTAATTATAGAAAGATGGGAACAGTTCACAGGA